GGGATGCGAGAGCGACAGGAGGACAAGCGATGAGCAACCAACACGACCAGGACCGCGACAGGATCGCGGAGGCGATGGGGTGGAACTTCGATGGCGTTGAGTGGACGCACGACACGCACCGCAAGCGGTACGACCACCCACTTCCCCCCACCCTCGACGCGGCGATCGCGGCGTTCGAGACGCTGTGCGAGCCGAAGGGGTGGAAGTGGGCCAGATACCCGTCAGGGCAATGGGCCGCGACTCACCTTGGCCAAGAGTCCGCGTTTGTTCCACCAACCGGCAACCACGCCGCCGACGTGTGCAGGCTGGTGTGCATGGTGCTGGACAGGGAGGCGAGCGATGCCAAGTGAGCCATACGTTGCGACCGTCAGCGTGTTTCAAGATCCACCCGCTCCCTACACCCCGCGCGAGGGCGACGTGATCGAGAGGGGACGCAGGCGGATCGTGGCGAAAGGTAAGTCGCCGATGTTCGATTTGTTCTACGTCAGCGAGTATCACCGTTCGTGGTTCGACGGCGAGTGGATAAGGCTGTACGGATCGGCGTCGGATATGAGTACGCACGAGTTTGCCGCCCTCGTCAACCACATGGGCTGGCGGCTGCTGCCGAGGGCGAACGAATGAACCTCTACGACCACGCCAAGGCCGCGTGTGCCGCAGGCCAGACCATCGCGGAGTGCATGCCCAGCGCCGGTGCAACGCTCGCCGACGACACCTGGCCCGTGGTCAAGGCGGTAAAGGCGGCCCGCTTCGAGTTCCCGCTGACCCGCAAATGGCCCGTGTCCGTGTGGGTCAGAAACGGCCCCGGCGAGAACGACCGACTAGAAGCCATCGCCGACGTTGGGGGCGTGGCGTTCGAGCTGGTGGAACTTCCCGAAACCAAGCACATGACCGACGCCGAGATTGAGCGGACGGTTCGCGCTGCGGTGCGGGAGCAGATCCGCGCGGGCATCAAGAACGCGAGAAACGCGCGAGTTTAGTTGCAGACTGGCACAAGTACGCAACGAAGGCGTATACACTGGTGGAACCCGTACCAACCTCGCAGGACGCGAAACATGGGGAAACCCGTAAGCATCGTTGCAATAGCGATCACCCGCAAGCGGGCACGTCGTTACGAGTTCGAGAACGCCCGCGTTGTTCTGACGCAAGCGCCGGTGTCGTTGTGCCGACCGACGCCGGACCGACACGACAAGGCCCATGCGGTCCGCGATCCTGCTGGGTGGCTCGTGCCCGGCGTGCTGGTGAAGAACGCGACGCCGCGCCACTACCACCCGTCGCAGGTCACGTCGCGTGGGATGCCGTTTGATTCGGCTTACGACGAATGGGACCGGACGGCGCGGACGTTGGAGGCGGCGGGCATCAACGTTGGGCGTGGGGCGGCGCGGTTCATTGGTGCGTCGTGCGAGGCTCGCGAGATGTTGGCGGCTGAGGTTGGCGGGCCGCGTGCGTTGCGGGACAGGCTTCACCAAAAGACGACGTGCGAGATGACGCAACGCGAGCGCGACCTAGAGAACGCGGCGTCGATGATGTTGGCGGCACGGAAGCGGCTGTGAACGACCCACTGGAAATCCCGCACGAGGCTATCGAGGCGATGGGCCTGACGCGCAAGACGCTGACGGGCTATATCGCCGAAGGGATGCCGCACCCGTGCGACGACATGGACGGGGCTCGCGCGTGGATCGCCAAGTACAAGAACCCGGCGAACCACACGCGGCGCGGGGCCGGGCGTCCGAAGGGCTCGAAGAACAAGCCGCGCACCGCGTTCGTGCCGGACCTAGACGACGAACAGGACGACGACGGGCAGGCGGGCAAGAAGATCCCGACGACTTCCGCCGAGTTGCAGGCGATGCTCCGCGAGGACGGGGTGAACGCGGCGGATCTGGACTTGTGGACGAAGGCCCACAAACTTGGGTTGGAAATGGACGAGGCCCAGATCAAGCGGGGCCGACTCGTTGACGCGGACGAGGCGAGCGCCGCGATGATGCTCTGGTGCGTTGAGATTCGGGAGCGGGTGTTGCAGGCCCCGGCGCGTATCGCGTCGCACGCGAGCGAGTTTGGACTGGACCACGCGGCGTCGGTGCGGCTGCGTGACGTTGCGGCACAAGTGTTGATGGACGTACTGGCGTCGCTCCGCAAGGACGCGACTACAAAGGATGGCGAGTGACGATTCTTGCCGACGCCATCTCGCGTGCCATTGACGACGGGCTCATGGTGCCCGAGCCGATCCTTTGCGCCGAGTGGGTGAAGCGGTTCGGGTGGACTTCCGGTCAGAGCGCCGTGCCCGGCCCATACGACATGAGCCGCACGCCCTACGTCGCGGAAATCCTCAACGCGGTTGACGACCCGCGCGTCCGTCAAATCACGATCATCAAGGGATCACAGGTCGGCATGACCGAGCTGTATATCCAGATCCTTGGGTACATGATCGACCGCCGCCCGCGCACGACGATGGTCGTGTTCCCGACCGCCGACACCGCGAGCGAGGCAAACAAGGACCGAATTACGCCAGCGCTTGCCGGTATGCCGCCCATCCGCCACTCGCGGCTGAAAGAGGTCCGCAAGGACGGTTCGGCCCGCGTCGTCCGGTACAAGACGATGACGGTGTTCTATCGCGGTGCGAACAGCAAGCGGCAGACGGAAACGATCCCGGCGGGCGTGGTCATCGGCGACGAACTGGACCGTTGCCCACCCGGAACCGCGCACCTTCTCCGCCAGCGAGGAAAGACCTACAACGACTTCAAGCTGATCCTGCTGGGCAAGCCCGAGATAGAAGGCACGGGCATCGACTTCGAGTACGCCAACAGCGACCGCCGCCAGTTGTACCTCCCGTGCCCCGAGTGCGGCGACTGGCACACGCGCCGGTTCTCGCGGGTCCGTTGGTACGGGAAGCAACGCGACGGCACGGACGGGCCGGACTCGCGCGACTTCAACGCCGACGCGACGCAGGCCGAGCAGACGGCCAGGTACAAGTGCGGCAACTGCCACACGCTCATCGGGCCAGAGTCCAACCAGTGGCAATTGCACCGTGGCGTGTGGTGCCCGACAGGGGCCAAGATCGCGGGCGAGCCCGACGCTGGCCGCGTCGAGTGGATCGACGGTGGGCGGCCTGTATCGTCCAATCGCGGGTACCACATCCCCGAGTTTGTGTCGGGGTTGATTCCGAACCCGTATGCCCCGGCCGCGCGTGGATTCGTGGAACGCAAGGGCGTCATCGACCAGGACTTCGCCAACGACCACGAGGGGCGGGCGTGGAAGTTCAGCGTTGGCAACAAGGCCGACGTGCGGACGCTCAAAGAACGGATCGACCAGGCCCACAAGTTGGGCACCGTCCCGCCCGAGGTTGTCGCGTTGGTCGCGTGTGCCGACATCCAGCACTTCAACGCCTACATGATCGTGCTGGGATTCTCCGCGAAGATGGAGCGATGCTGGCTGATCTGGCACGAGCGGGTGCCGTGCCCGATCGGGGACCGGCTGGTGTCCATGCACGGGGCGTTCGCGCGTCGGTTCCGGCGAACGGACGGGCGGGATATGGCCATCTCCGCTCGCGGCGTGGACTCGGGCGAGGGCGAACGCACAAAGGAAATCTACGAATACTGCTCCAATGCCCCTTACGAGGTGTACGCGACCAAGGCGTTCGGCATTGACCGGAGCGGCAACGCGATGGACAAGCCGCACGACGTAAAGGAAATCAGCGCCAAGTACGCGGGCGGGAAGAAGGGCATCAAGCTCGTCAAGATCAAATCGCACCTGTGGAAGCAAGAGTGCCAGCGGGCGATGGGGCTCATGCAGGAAACGCCGACGATGGCGCTCCCCGACGACGACGCCGAGGTTGTGCAACAGGACGCGGCACGGGCGACCGAGGCGGGCAAGCACGCGATTGTGTTCCCCGGCGACGTGCCAGACTACGTGTTGCAACAGCTATCCGCCGAAGAGTGCGTCAAGGTGCAGGACACCAAGCGGGGCGGGCTGGTGTACGAGTACAAGTGGCGGCTCCGGGAAGGCCACCCCGAGAACCACTATTTCGACGCGATGGTCTACGCCTACGCGGTGGCGCACGCTCGCGGCTGGAAGTACCGGGAAGAACCAATCGGGCTGGTGGGCGGGAACTCGCCGACGGTGGCGACGACGCCCAAGCCGTCGCACCGGCAGCAGGGGCCGAACCTGATCGAGATGGCACGCGGGCAGTCGCTCATCCCGCCCCACCGCCGTTAGGGTGTGCAGTTTTTGCAACAAAGGTGGGTATAGGTAGAGGGACCACATGGAACGACAGGCCGACATGCTCCGCGATGCCCGTTTGTACCTGATTGGCTGGTGCGACGGGAACAACGACCTGTGCGACGCGATTTGGTCGGTGCTGTTCGGCGACGTAAGCGTCGCCAAGGCCGCCCGCGACGCTGGCATGGAGCGGACCAAGCTTGGCCGTAAGGTCGAGCAGGTTCGGTCGAGCCCCGTCTTCCAGAAGATTGTGAAGGAAGCACACGATGGCGAAGCGTCCGAACCCGTCTCCGCTCGATGACACCGACGACGTAGCAACGCCGTCAGCGCCGCCCGTCGATCCGGTTCCGAACCCGATCGAGGACCGGGCGGCGCGCGAGGACAAGCGTCGGCAGATGCTCGAAATTGACCGCGAGCTGGACGACCTGGACGCCATCCGCATCGGGTACGAACAGGCCAACGCCGCTTACAACAGCGTGGCGATCGAGCTCCAGACCCGAATCAGCGAATTGCAGAACATGGTCCACGACCATCGGCAGGTGATGCTCGAAGCGCACCGCCAGTTCCTGTCGGTTCAGCCCCGCGTCAAGCAACTCCGCGAGAAGCGCGACGGCCTGACCGCCGGTATCTAAGTCCCAGATACACCAATGTCATTCACCTACACCGACTACATGAGTTCGGCGTATACCGCTGCGCAGAGAATCGAGCGGTGCCGTTTGTTCATCGCCGAACTGACGGTTGAGTGTGCGAAGCCCAACATTTCCGCAGATGGCCGGTCGATCGACCGCACGGGCCTACAGGCGTTGCTGGCGTCGGCGAAGGCCGATCTAGCGACGTTGGAGGCCGACCCGCGAGCCCGCACGGGCGGCAATAGCAGCATCGCCCGATTCCGCTAATGGCAATCCCAACGCTGAAACTTGACGGCGCACCCAACGTCCACGCGATGTTGCGCGCGTATACCGCGCCGTGGACCCGCGACGCTGAGCAGGCCCGCTACGACTCGGCGACGATCCCGACGCACTTCTCTGGCGGCCAGTTCCGGCCTTCGATCGCGTCGGCGGTTGGGCACCTGCCCGTTTGGGATCGGCAAGCGATCGTCAACACCTGCCAGGGGCTCGGGCGTAACAACCCGGTTGCCCGCACGGTAATTGCCCGGTGCCAAGAGTTCACGGTCGGCGACGGCCCGACGATCACGGTGACGTGCGACACGTCCAAGCGGGTCGGCAAGCGGTTCAAGGCGTGGGCCGAACCGTGGTTCAATGACTGGTTCTTTCAGCACGGCGAGCACGACACCGGCCCGTTTGATGTGTGCGGCAAGTGGAACGGCGTCCAGTGGGCCAACGCGGTGCAGAAGGCGTGGCTGACGGACGGCGATTGCCTGACGCGGATGTTGGACAACGGCACGGTTCAGACGACCGAGAGCCTTCTGATTCGTTCGCCGGGTAACCAGACGATGACGACGCGCGACGGGAATCCTGTCGTGGACGGCGTCAATGTTGACTCAAAGACCGGCCAGCATCTCGCGTATCACCTTGGCAAGTGGGGCGTGACCGACACGCAGATCCTTGATCTTGGTTGGATTCCCGCCAGCGCCAACACGATCTGGCTCCCGAACCCTGACGCCGAATGGATCGGTGGCGTTCGCGGCGAGCCCGGTATGCAGTCGCAGTGGGAGAACCTGACGATCCTCGCGTCGTTCATCCGCAACAGCGGCGTGGCCGCACAGATCGCAACGTATTACGGGATCCTGATTGCGAGCGAGAACCCCGGCGCGTTGAAGGATTCGGACGACGCACAGGCCGAAGGCGACCAGCCCAGCGAAGGCCGCCGCGTGCAGGATCTGTACCCCGGCATGGTCCGGTACATGCAGAGCGGCGACACGGTAACGCAGATCAAGCCCGAGTTCCCGCAGCAGAACTTCCGCGAGTTCGTGACTTCGCTTTCGATGATGGTCGGGGCTGAGTTCGGCCTACCCGTGAGCATGTTCCTGTACGACGCCCGCGAGTTGTCGTGGTCGCAGATCAAGTCGATGGCGTCGCTTGCGGCGAAGCGTTGGGCGATTCGTCAGGACGTGTTGCAGCGTGCGGTCCGCCGCATGTTCGCGTGGCGCGTCGAGATGGCGGCGCGTGCCAGCGGGATCGCGTTGCCTGATGACTGGAAGCGGATCAACGTCAAGTTCCCCGCCGCCCCAATCCTGTCGTTCAACGACGAGGTGAAGGGTTACAAGATGGCGATCGAAACGAACATGATGACCCTGCAACAGGCTGGCGACGCACTGGGCACGGGCACCGCCGATGAACTGATCGCCCAACGTGGCGCAGAACGCAAGGCCGAGATTGCGGCTGGCGTCGTCCCGCTGGCGTCGCCCGGTTCTACGCCATACGTGGACACCAACCGAGACGGCGTGCGCGATGTTGACCAGATGGACCCGGCCACTACGGACACCACCAATGAATGAACCGACCACGATTTCGCACGCCGAACCGATGGCGATGGACTGGGCCGAGTTCTTCGGCGAGGAATCGCCGCTGTACCAGATGGCCGGTGCGTCTGCGTTGGCCGTCGTGCCCGTGTCGGATGTGCTTATCCCCGGCCTGACGATGAAGCGGTGCGAGGATGCGATGCGTGCCGCCGCGTCTGACCCGAACGTCGGCGCGGTTGTTCTCGACGTGGACTGCCCCGGCGGGTACGTGCGCGGCATGGACGACATGGTGTCGGCGATGCGTGAGCTTGCCGCCGCCAAGCCCGTGTATGCGTTCGCGTCGCGTGCAACGTCCGGTGGCTACTGGGCCGCGTGCATGGCCCGCGAGATTGCGGCGACGCCCAATGCGGTCGTCGGGTCCATCGGCGTCATGGGCGGTTCCTTCTGGGACGTGTCCAAGATGCTGGCGGACAAGGGCGTCTCTGTCCGCACGGCGGCGTCGAGCCAATACAAGGCAATGGGTATGCCCGGCGTTCCCATCACCGACGAGATGTTCGCGGTCGAGCAGCGCCTTGTTGACGACATGGCCGCCGCGTTCTTCGGCGACGTTGCCAAGTCGCGTCGCATGACGGTCGAGCAGGTGAAGTCGCTGAACGCGGAAGTCGTGACCGGCCAGCGTGCGTACGCGCTGGGCCTTGTCGATCGCGTCGTTTCGAGTAAGGCCGCGTACATCAACGAGCTGGCGGCCAAGTACCCCACCAAGTCCAACACTGCCGGGCGCGTGCCCGGACTAACCGCCGCGCGTGCGGCAGGAGCTACTGCAATGTCCGACAACAGCATCACCGATGCTCCTGCGACGGGTGAAACCACTCCCGCGCAGAGCGCCGCCCCTGCGCCGGTTGCGCAGCCCGCACCCGCGACCGCCGAGCAGCTCGCCGCCGCGATCGACGATCCGGCGTATTGCTTCGCGTGCATCCGCGAGGGCAAGACTCTCACCGACGCCCTCACCGGCTACGTCAAGCACCTGAAGGCCAAGCCCGCGACGCCCGCCGCCGCCGCTCCCGCGTCCGAGCCCGCCGCCACCGGCGTTCGCCCGGTCGCTACCGGCTCGCCTCTGGCGATGGCCCGCGCCGACGAGTTCCTTGCGAAGTGCGCCAGCGGCACCGACCCCCGCAAGGCCATGCGTGAGATGTTCACCGCCGACGAACTTCGCCCCGTGACGGACGTGGTTCTTCTCCCCAAGACCGCCGTTGCCCCCCGCATCTAACCACTACAGGACAAACTACCCATGATCGAACACGCCCCCATCAATCTCATCACCGCTGAGGCGGTCGAGGCGAAGCGCCTCGTTTACATCAACTCGTCCGGGCTCGCGGCCTACGCCACGGCCAACATCAAGCCCTTCGGCGTGACGCAGAACGCTGCGGCGTCCGGCGGCGTGGTGTCGGTGTTCCCGCTCTCCGGCTCGTGCATCCTTGACATCTCCGCGTCCGGCGCTGCCGCCGTTGGCTCGGTGGTCTACACCACCGCGTCCGGCCAGATTTCGACGACCGGTTCCGGCATCGCTGTCGGCACCGTCACGAAGGCCGGGTTCGCGGCCAACGACGAGGCGTCGGTTGCGGTCAACGCATCCCCCGCAACCGTCAACTCCTACAACGTCACGCAGGCCGCGGCCCTGACCCTGACCGTCGCCGACTCCGGCGCGTTCATCAGCAACCTCGGCGCGTCCGGCGCTGCGACCGTGAACCTTCCCAGCGCCCCGCCCGCTGGCTGTGTGTTCAACTTCATCGTCTCGGCTGCTCAGGAACTCCGCATCAACCCCGGCGACAACGACAAGTTCTACATCGGTGGCGCTGCCCAGACCGACGGCAAGTATGCCAGCGCCGACGACGAAGGCGAGAGCCTGACCTGCGTGTCCAACTCCGCCGGCGACTGGTACTGCCGCGTCACCGGCACATGGACCGTCGAGGGTTAACCAACGCGCGAGCCCGCGCGGCCATTCACCACCAAGTTCATCAACCAAGCCAACACATGGCCGCGCGGTGCCTCGCACACGCGGCGTGAAAGGAAACAGCAATGCCCGTCATCACTTCCGCCTCCACCCTTGCATATTCACAGGAGGCCAGCCTTGTCGCGTCCGGCCTTCTGATGAAGCCCGGCAATCTGATTCTGCCCCGCATCCTGCCGATCATCCCGACCGTCGCACGTCAGGGGTTCTACCTGAAGGAAACGCAGGGCAACATCGCCGACCACGCGGACACCAAGCGCGCCCCCGGCGGCACCTTCAAGCGGTTCGACTACAAGTTTACTTCGACCGCCTACGCCTGCGAGTCCTACGGCTCCGAGCAGCTCCTGCCCGACGAGCACGACCGCGAGTGGTCGCCGCAGTTCGGTAACAGCCTGCTCGCTCGCATGGCCGAAATCGAGGTCTTCCGCATCCAGAAGGACATCGAGAAGCAGGGTGCCGACACCCTCTTCAACGCCAGCACCTACACCTCCGGCAACAGCAACGGCCACGCCGCCAGCAACCAGTGGACGGCCAGCACCGGCGTTCCAGCGAACGACGTTGCCACGGCCAAGGCCAACCTGATGGGCAAGTACCCCGGCGCTGACGTGAGCGACTTCGTGGTCGTCATGGACCACGCGCTCGCGCTCGAAACCATCGTCAACACCCAGATCCGCACCGGCCTTGGTGCGGCGTTCACCCGCTCCGGCGTTGCCCCGGCTGCGATGCCGAAGGCCGAGCTTGAGATGGCGCTGGCCGAGGCCCTTGGCGTCGGCGAGGCCATCATCGGCGGCACGGGTTACAAGTCGGCTGGCACGGACGCGAGCCCGACCTACACCCGCTACTGGAACCCGACCTACTGCGGCGTCGGCCTGAAGTCCAAGTTCGTTTCGGACGGGTTCACGTCCAAGTTCTTCCAGGGCGTCGGCGCGATCTGGGCGTGGTCCGAAATCGCCCCGGCTGCGACCGGCAACGTTCCCGTTCCCGTGTCCGTCTCGACCTACCGCGAGAACCCCCGCGCGAGCGAGGTCGTTCAGGTCGCCACGAGCCTGGACCTGGACATCATCAACTCGGATGCGTGGTACCTCATCACCAACTGCTCCTAAGCCTTCACCTTGCGGGCTAGCCACCGCCCGCGCCTTCTCCTCTGGCTGAGCCGGCTCATCACCGGCCAGCCGGTTTTCTCAACGGGGTCCAACACCTATGGCAACGTACTACGTGAGAGCTGATGCGAACGGCGGCGAGACTGGTGCCGAGCCGACCCCATCCAAGGCGTGGAC